TTGTTCCATATTCTGGAAGAGAAGTTCTGCCCATCGCTCCAGTTGGTGTTTAGAACTGTATCAACTACGGAGCGACTGTAAAAGCTGAAGCTGTCGCCGTGTCCTAGTGCTTTACTTGCATACTCAAAGCCTCGTTCTGCTTGCTTGCTCAAGTGATTTTTTATAAGTTCTTCTTCCTTCACACCTGTTTCAAGCTGTCTCAGATTCAAAGAAGTTTGCAACCCTTCCAAACGGTCAAGCTTGTATATTGATTCCCTTACAGGCAGAAGGTGAGAATATTCCGGGTATTTGTTTGCGAACTCGTCCATATCTTCCATTAGCAGCCTTACTTCTTCATAGCTAAGTTTTTGTAATAGTGTGCGATATTCAATTATATTATCTTCTCCGTATTTTGCGTAATACTTGGCTATTTCATTATTAAGTTTTTTTCTTCCGTTTGCTTCCGCTACTTCCGTTTTATTCTTCCGTTTGCTTTATTTGCTCTTCCTGTGTTGTTTCTGTCTCTCCGTTCCTAGCCGTTGGGTAGTCCGTTTCATAATCAAGGTCGTTTTCTTCTTCGATTCTGTCTATTTCTTTATTCACATCGTCAACCACCGACAAGATGCTAAGCTGTGTTTTCTTTGATACTATTCCGTTAAGCTGTGCCGCCATCTGTGCCTCTTCTGTTTCGTTTGCCGGATAATTTCTTGTAAACTCATAGTTTATCTTTACCCAATCATCTCGGTTCATTGCTGAAATCGGATTGGAGAATATAAGCTTATATCTGTTGTTCATGCCTGCCTTGAATTTTCTTTCAAGTGTATTCGCAAGATTGCTCATTGCTAAAAGCTTGTATTTAAGTGCAATTCCCGAGCTTGCTCCGAAGTTCTCATCGGATATATTTGCAACCATTGACATTTGGAATATAAGCTTTTCAAGCCTGTCAATAAGATTCTCCTGTGTAGTGTCTCCGTTTGGTTTCTGTAAGAAGTCCACCGTAAGATTTTCGTCTGATGAGCCGTCAAAGTTTATAATTCTGTCGTCTCGTATGCTCTTCAGCTCCTCATCGTCAAGCTTTGCACCGAGTATTTTCATATATGCGTCCGCAAAATAATCTACATCGTTTGCCTTCTCAGATATTGCTTTATTGTATGCGTTAATCTGTGACATAGCATTTTCAAATATTCCGATACATTCTTCGTTGTTCCTGAACTCTGTAGCAGGTACTCCGTTAAATCCGTGCGGTTTTTCGTATTCGTTTAAGAATCTAAGGTTCGGATTCTTTTCAAAGTATCTTACTGTTGATTCGTCTGAGATAGAACCTCTTAAGATGTGGTTTGTATCTCTATACATCCGCACAAAATATCTCGGTCTTTCAATGATGGATTCATCGTATATCATAAACGACTCCATCGGATCTAGATATGTTACGCATATCTTTCCGTACTCGTCTATATAATACATTTCATAAGCTTTTCCATATATCAACGATATCTTTGATAATTCCGCATTAATATCATCCTGGGAATTATAAAAACTTTCAAAGTTTACAAACTCATTAATGCGTTCATCATCACTCCACATCTTAACCGGAGTTCCCATAAAAAATCCGTTCATTGTGTCTGTGATGTATTTTGCAAAATTCACAGCTATTCTATTGTCTGGCTTGTAACTTGGCTTCTTCGCTTGCCTGAAAATATCATAATTGCCGTTATATGCATCTTGAAGCTTTTTATATCTGTTGCTTACTATGACATTATGCTTGCCGATGTATTCATCAAGCTTCTGTTCTGTAAGAATCGTATCATCACTGATTCTGAATAGTTCCGTTCTCATCATAACCCTCCATGTACTTTGTTTAAGTGTCCTTTGTTCTCTAACTCTCTAATCAAACAAGCAGCCGAATCCGGTGCATCATCGTGTTCGGCATACTCTGTATAATCGAGTATCTGGTCAAGGTATTTATCGTCTGTTTCATCTATCCAAAATATATTGTTCCATTCTCGTCTTAGATATGTTGTTATCTTAAGAAATTTATTCATCTTTTCGTGATATGTCTTGACCGTGAACCCTCGTTCTTTAAGTTCCTTTGCAAGATACCCTTTGTCTGCGTTCCGTTCGCATGATATCGTTCCGGCTCTGAATCGTCTGTGAAGCAGTTCTATTTCATCAAGGCAATCATCTACATGCTTTGCCCAAAGCTTACCGTATGCAATGCATTTGTCGCCTCGCTTTTTTATCACGGTAAACGCTGTATAATCCGCTCCGCCGTAGCTTGCGTCAATGTGTGCGATACCGTCCACAATGTCCGCCTTCTCGCTTGTAAACTTAACCGCCTTGAATATTGCATCGGTATCCGCTATATGCTTAAGTTCATAGTTTGCCGCAAAGAGTGAAGCTGTCATTGATTCCCGAAGACTTTCCAATGCTTCATCATCAATTAAACCTGTAGCGTAACAGTCGTATTTCTCCACGTTTGGCATTACTGATATTGCATCGTCCTTGTGCCAGGGAGTTCCTGTATTGATAAACCGTCCGCCTCGGTTCTTGATATTCTGAAGTTCATCGTAATACATTTTTGTTTTTTCTCGCTCTGCTCTGCTTATCCTATCCTTTATATTTACGATATCATCAGTAACAACAACATCTGCATGCTTTCCGGTTATAGATGTACCGATTCCTAAGCCGACAATCTGAGATGTTCCCTTGATTCCTGTGTGTAAGTCTGTGTTTATCTCTGAATCTGTAGACTTAACAAGCTTTAAACTTCTGCCGTAAAGCACTTCGCAAAGTCTGTTAATACATCCGCTTGTTAATATCTTTGCTGTCTGTCGCATAACCTCTGAAACGTCTGTGTCTGTCTTTCTAAAGAAGATAACATTCTCAGACGGTTTAATAATTACATGCAAAGCAAGAAACACGGAAAGAACCGTTGTTTTATAACTTCCTCGATGTGCAAGAAGTGTCATATCATCAGAGCCGTACAACATCGACTTAAGCCATTTGTTATGCAAGCTTGTTAAATCCTTAAAGCCTACCCACATACCGACTCTGTAAGGCTCTTCATAAAGCATATCAAGAACCATCTTTTTTTCTTGATTCAAAGTATATATCCATCTCCTTAACTGATTCATCCACACTCTTGGAAACTTCTATCCGGTTGACATCTCGCCACTGTTCCGCTCGTCTGTTCTTTAGGATGAAGATTTGAGCCGTGTTGCTCGGTGGTACGTGCTTTGTTACTTCCTTAGTAACTACAAGCTCGTATTCTCCTGTTTTACGGTTCAGCACTCTTTCCTTTGTCACTTCCTTGTATTCGTAACCTTTAGCGGATTTGTATAAAGCGTTCTCGGTCTCGTCAATCATGTCTTCGGTTCTGTTTTTTAACAATTCAGATAATTCAATAAAGTTTTTTTGCCATTCGCATAAAGTTGCGGCTGTGATTCCCATGTTCTTGGCTATCTTTTTATTAGTCAATCCTTTATCACACCACGTCTTTATCTTTGCAAGACCTTCTTCAGTCAACCACTTTTCGTATTTTGGAGGTGCTCCCTTTCGTGCCATGCAATCACCTCCTTAAGCTTCACGATTTACACCAATCCAAACCGTATTTGTCTATAATTTCTCTGAAATCCTCTACATCGTGAGGATTTATAATATATTTAACTTCTTTTCCGGAGTCGTCCATTCCTACATGCAATAACTCATGATAAAGAAGTATTTTTATCTGTTCTTCGGTAAAACCTGCACAATTTATTTCGTATACTGTTATTAAGAAGTCGTAAGGTATAAACTCCTTATATTTTGCAGGTACTTTCTCGCATTCTCCAAATACAAGAGCTTTTCCTTTTGTCTTTTCCTTGTTCGACTTCATAAAGCCCACAGACAATCCCACATCAGCAATCCAGTGCAGTTTGCTATTCTCTCTTATGACCTTGTCTCCAAGCTCTGTGTAATACTCCGATATAGTTCTTACTTCTTCCATGACTTCCTCCGGATCTAATAATCAAAGCATCAAAAAAGACGGAGTATAAACTCCGCCTTTTTCTAGAAAGGAAAACTAAAAAGAAAATTTATTTCTCTTTTAGAAATGAAAGCACGATACATACGTATCAAACTATCAACCACTTTTTCACAATACTATTATAGCACGTTTGTGTGTGTTATAGTGTGTTAACTTTCTTTAAAAGTGTGTTAAAATGTGTTAAATTTCTTTGTTTTCCTCTTCAATTATGAATTTTCCATCAATAAAGCCTTGTAAAAGCTTAGAAACTGTTGCCGCTTGTCCGACTCCTTTTTCTTCACATGCTTTTTTAAAGTTATCTGCTAACTCCTTCTTGATTTTGAAAGACTTCGGTATAAGTCCGATTTTCTGTTGATATCTCATTGATGCAAGTGTCTGTGCGTTTGGTTGTCCTTTTGGCATTCCTATTCTCCTTTCTTCTTTGCTAAGTCAATCAAGCTTAATACCGTATATATAGCCGTAAGAATCAAAATAATCACGTCCATAGGATTCTTTAAGCTAAAATCTGTAAACTTAATTACAACAGCAACAACTAAAAGTGTACTTGTTATCCTTTCTAATCTATCCATATTGCTTAAGATGTGATATAGTTATCGTGTAAGGGTTTTTAAGCCCTTACACTTTAGGTTGGTTTTACTTACTTTTGCTTAGTTATCTCTAAGTAATATTACTATTACAAGGGATAAGTGAGCAATTGTAAGTAATTTAATCATGTTGTTAATAACTACATCCATCTTTTAAACCTCCTTCCTTTAACTTATGTATATATTATATCATAGTGAACTCACTATGTCAATATTTTTGTATTATTTCCTTCAAGATATTGTAAAAAAACAAGGTCAAATTCCTCTAAAGCTTTATTTTTAACATACCCTCTTGTATGGTCATGGCTTAAACTCATTTCTTTTGATATCTGCTTGTTATTAAATCCCTCAATATATCTAAGTCTTAAATATCGCCGTGATATCGGATCTTTTACAAGGTTTATCAAGTGTTCTCTTTTCTGTCTCTCTTCTTCAAGCTCAACTATTTTTGTATTTACTTCGTTTTTAAGCTCTATAAGCCTTAAAATTTTGTCTTCTCCTGCTGATACATTAATGCTTTTCATAATTCTCTCTCTGTCGTAACTGATACCGTCTCCGCTTAATAAATCAGCTTCCAGACGTTCAAGCCTAAGTTTTAAGTCCTTTATATCGTTTTCAATGTGTATA